GAAGAACCGATGTTGGTGGTACTCCTAAAGCTCCAAAGGTTAAAGCCGATGCAGAAGTAAAGCCGGGAGAAAATGCTACTGAAACAAATACTGTAACAACCTCTACATCCGAAAGCATTTCTCTATCCGACAGAGAACGTCTTGAAAAGGAAGCACTCACTTCTAAATCTGCGCTAGTAACAAATAATTCTATACTTGCCGCGCCGGGACAAGTTCAGGCAGTTGCTGCACCAGGACAAGTTCTAACAGTTGCTGCACCAGCAAACGTTAATTTAACACCAACTGCAAACCTTGATGCTCCGATGGTCGGTAGCGATGCCGAAGTTCTAAATCGCTATGCAGAAACCGCTGAACTTGAAGCAATTGATAGTCCTATTGTCGGCGCCGAAATGAATGCACTTCAGTCAGACACGGCTCAAGCAGAAGCAGAACGTGCATCTACTCCTATTGTGATTCCTGCACCTGCATCGGGTCGAGGTGGTGACCGTAAGGTTATCAATAACTCACAGGCAATTACCTACAACTCCAATAATATGCCCGACCGTACGGGCTGGATGTTGACTCCACAATTCGGGTACTAAAAAGAGGGTCCCCTTTCGAGGACCCTCTCATCATAATATAAAGATCAAGTCGATACGGATTAGTCTTCCTTTGCTAGCTTGGCAAAGTAACTAAGGGTGTCCCCTGTATCTTCTTCATCATCGCTGCCTGCCTCAACAGGCTTAAATGCTTCTCTTGGAGCAGCCGCTTCAACAGTGGCTTTTCGCGGAGCCGGTTGGGATTCGCTCAATTCAACCGCTTCAGCAGTTGTAAGGACCTGACCTTCTTCACCGAGAACTTCATACAATTTACGTTTGAGTTCGGCGTATGACTTGTAGTTCTTAGGATCAACAAAGTCCTTGAGTGCGTGCATTGAGTTGTAGATGGCTTCCAACTTAGCTTCATCTCCACCGAAGAGAGGAGCCGCAGGAGCAAACTCCGATTTGTCGTAGTTGCGGTAACCCTCAACATTACGAATCTTGAGCTTAAAATCGGCACCCGACCAGAAGTCAAATGGATTCACTGGCTTCTCATCTTGGAAGGCTGGTTGCATTACATCCAGCATCTTATCAAAGATTTTCTTGCCGAATTTATAGAGGAATACCTTACCTTCGTTGGCTGGATTTGCTGGGTCTGAAATCACGAGGATATTTGAAACATAGTGAAGACGGCGTTTCTGAGCGCGGGCGACTTCCTTATCCTTCTCATCACCAGAATTCCAGAGCTTGGAATTGAGTTCACCAACGGGGTCTTGCTGACCAATTGAACTGAGAGAGTTCTCGATGTACCAACGTCCGGTTGGACCCTTGAAGCCATGGTCCCAATAGCGGACCCACGGGAGTTCCTCACCAGCCTTAGCCGGAAGGAAACGAATAACTGCATAACCGTTACCGGCTTTATCTACGATTGGAGCCCAGAGGCGGTCGTCCGTGTAGGATTTCTTCTCGCCGCCACCGGCGACTTTTTGAGCAGCCGCTGTGAGGCTACTGATTGCATTATTGCGATTATTTTTGAGTGCTGCGAATGACATAGTATTTTAGTATGGTTGTATGATTGACGTATATGATAATATCCTTTATTCCCTATTTGTAAACCTCAAAAGTATGATTTCACGCAACTTTTTTATGTCTACCTTCTGTTTTAGGAATGGCTTGAACTTTAGAACTTTCTTGGAAAACTCGGGCCATAGAATGGTCTCCGTAATCTTTGAGCGTTTCATAAAGCCCACCATAATGTCGAGAACTACCAAGGTTTCAAGCTCAATAGTTTTGTCCATCACCAATGTCGCAATTCGTGGATGAGCTCCATTCTCCGACTTAAATAAGTCATCAAATGCAAGCCCATTACCCTTACAATGCTCCACCAGTCTGTCTACTTGATCGCCAAAGAAATAACTCATTGACTCTATCCGTTTTAGATAGAACTTGTAGTTATCGTCTGCCGATTGTTCAACTAGATTGCCTGCCCAGCACTTACCCGTATCCAAGGATGCAAAGTTCGCAACCAGGAAGTCAATCAAAATTTGTTTGTCGGGATACTTCTTGGCCAACTTAGCAAAGAAGTATTTGTCCTTACGTTGAAAGAACGACTTCTGGGTCGCAGAAGTCTTAAAACTGTATTTGAGTGCGTCATAAGAATCGCTCTCAAAGTGCAGTTTAATACTATTATATATCAAATATGAGTCCCAGGGCTGCATTTTAGTTTATCAATTTCTTGTTTAATATGATCCCTTAGTCTACATTCAAGGTTAATAATTTGATTGGCGATGTAGTGTTTAAGATTGGTCTCATAGGAATTACTGCACTCCTTAACATACATCTGTTCCAAAATCGGAACATGATTTTCTAGAACGGATTGGGCAATCTTTTCCACATACTTATCCAAGGGGTATATACCCGAAACTGTTCCTCTTGTGGCTTGAACTTGAATATGATCCTCGCTACAGGTAACACGTTGCGTGATTGGTGAATTCCACGTGGAGGGAAACGAAAGACTATTAGCTCCAACAGAATATAGCGATGAGGCGCCGTTAACCCAATCATTGGTCATCTGAATCGCCGGCGACTGAACTGCAACGGCTGGAGGCTCTTCCTTTACAGGCTTGGGCTTCGGCTTAGGATATAGCTCTTCAAGTTTTTCAATGAGACTGTCACTGATTGTATTCATATTACATGAAGGAATCTAATGAGTTGCTTTTGGGTAATAGATTGCGTGTCATTGCTTCGGCTTCAATCTTTGATTTAATGACGGGAGAGATGAGTTTACCAATGTCCAATGGGTCGATTTGCTTCTCTTCACAATAATGAAGAACTGCTTCCATATAGGTCATCTTTTCATCAATAACCAATTTTTCAATGATGGTTGCAAGACTTTGTTTCGTGAGGATATTATCGAGGAGCATGGTGGTATTAACGGTGGAGTTCTACGCGTTGAATACGGTAGTTAATGACCGTTTCAGGAAGGTTCATGTCCTTTACAATTTTGGCACGTTCGGGAGAATTGTCGGTTTCATAGTAGTACATGATACCGTATACAAAATGGCTGTTCTTGTACTTATTAAAGTTGAGGAGCTTTTCAATCTGTGCCTCAAATGGCATGTCCGAATAGAATTTTGGTGACGGATTCGTGTCGCTCTTGACTTCAAGAGGATATAATTCATTCAGTTTATCCAAGACGGATTTCTTGCTTCCGATGATGACGGTGCTCATACGAGCAATCGCCATTACATCTATTGGTTCTTTTACTGGAGTGTCCATAATTTTTTAGATTGATACTAACTTGTACTTCTTACCGTCGATCTCAACAACCTTGCCTTCGCAAGATGGTTTGGGTTTAGTGTATTCGTTGAACTCTTTTTCGGACATTAGTTCACCATTAACCCACCATTCTTTATAACTATTAGCCCATTCAATAGCTGGTCCATCAAGGCGATGACGTTTATCATTCACATACCATTCTTTATCACCATCGGCGCATTCGATAGCGGGACCATCTAACCGATGTAATTTATCATTTACCCACCATTCTCTATCGCCGTTAGCGCCTTCAAAGGCGGGTCCGTCAAGGCGGTGCCGTTCCTCTTTATCGTTGAACCATTGAATGTTTTTACCACAGTCGACCGTTACTTTATATGTTTGCATAATTTTAAAGGATTCTGAGGAGCACAATGTCACCATTGATGCGCCCATTTGGTTTTGCAATCTTTGTGGTAAGTTGAGTCCACGCCTTTTCAAGTTGTTTCTCTGTGCTTCCTACGGCAATCGGAATGAATTCATCAGGCTTACGGAGACGGATGCAGCGGGAAGCCACCTCATCAAAGTTCTGGATAGTGGTACCCTTGATAGTAAACCCAGTGGTTACCGTGCAAACATAGTCAAACAGTACCCGAGTCTTTACATTAAAGGCAAGGAGACGATAGGCTCCGACAATGCGAATCGGATTGATGGAGGTAATCTTAAACTCCTCGCTATGCTTGAGGTACTGGAGCTTGGCAATCTGCTTTGTGGCAGCCGTGGGTTTCTTCTCACGTGGAGCCTTTGCCGCTTTGACACTCGTCTTAAACATCGTTAGATCGTCGACCATCGATGATAGTGCATCAATACGTGCGAGCATCTGCTTCTTGGTATAACAGCTGTATGCTTCAGCAAGATACTCGCTGGCACCGGTGTGGGCATCGCTCATTTCCTTAAGTACATCTTGAAGGTATTCTTCCACAAAAGTACACGCCGCCGCAGGGAGTTCATAGTGCTGCATTGATTTGTAGATGGATAAACACTTTACCTCATCACCCGACTTGCACCATTCATCCATAAGCAGCTCAAGGTCCATAATGATTGTCTTGTTGCACTTTGCCCGAAGACGATCCATGGGAGAAATACCACTTGGTTTTTCGGCTACGATAGTTTGCACGGTATCCTTTTGCTTGGTTTTCTTACCTTCGATGATGGCGTTTGCAATGGCTTCTTTTACAAAGATATCGCAGGGTTCAACCTTAGCCGCATCCTCGCGAAGTGTCTTAAGATACCCATTGATACCAGGATGAATTGTTGGCATACCTTTATTGAGACACGTGCAAAGTGCACCGGTGGTCATACCAGGAAAGTAGTCGGGTGCAGCTTTTACTGCTGAAATATCTTCCTTGGTATAGCCATTGTTACCCATCCATTCCAGAACGGCGGGCTTGGTGTCCTTTGCCGTTAGGTAATAGTTGTAGAAATTAAATAACCGAGAATACTCCTTCCAGAATTGTTCCACCGGCCAGGTCTCCCAACCATCCCAGATTGGTTCTTCGCCGGTATAACGAGAGTCGACCGCAGCAACGCCATTTCCCGACTTGCGCCCTTTCTTGCGGTTCTTTGCCGCAGCAGCTTTCAGAATGTGTTCGACAGACATATTAGAGGGTCTCGATAGAGGTAACGGAATCAACTCGGAACGAGCGCCAACCATCATTCTCAATGTCGTAGACGCGAACGGCATCTTCCGACAGATTCAGCTTCTTCTCACCCTTGGGCCAATGGTCCTCTGGAATAAAACGAGCATCCAGAGTTCCGCGGAGTGCCCGAGCCGTACCATCAACCTTAGTAAAGTTGATCAGTACCAGCTTATTATTTTGCAGCGTATCCTTGATTTCAGCGTATGTGTATTTTTTCATTATGTAGATATATTAAAGTGAATTCAGTCAAATGTAAACAACAAAAGCATCGTTTCAAAGGAGCCTACTCAAAGAAGATTCTTTATAAAAGATAAACCACCATAAGTGGTCGTAATTGATCGATGATCTACTTCTGAGTGAAAGTAAGCTCTTTTGAAACGATGCTTTCAGAGGTTATTTATTACTTTAGGTTTTTGTAATCTGATATTAGGCCATTACTAGCCGATATTTCACACCATCTACCTCAACAAACTTACCTTCACAAGATGATTTTGGCTTGGGTTTAGTGTATTCGTTGAACTCTTTTTCGGTCATTTTTTTATCATCCACCCACCATGCTTTATAACCATTGGCACATTCAATAGCTGGTCCATCAAGGCGATGGAGTTTACCATCAATATACCATGATTTAGAGCCATCGGCACATTCAACAGCAGGACCATCAAGGCGATGACGTTCGCCATCAACATACCATTCTTTAGAGCCATTAGGCCATTCAAAAGCTGGACCATCAAGGCGATGAAGTTCCTCTTTATCGTTATACCAACGAATGTTTTTATTTTCGTCAACAGTTACTTTATAAGTTTGCATTTTATAGATTATTTAAGGTTTTTGTAGACCTTGGCCCAATAGGCTTCCAGATTCTTTTGCTTGGTGTCCGAAATCGGAGCCGCCACACGGCGCCAAGAACTACCGCCACCGTTCCAAATAAAACCAAGCTCTTTTTCGGTGGCTTTACGGTTCATGGTTTTTTCAATGTGTTTTGAGTAGAAATTCAGAACGCCTCTGGCGACCTCCCGAGAGGTAATTTCGTCGAACATGTCAGCATGTCTGTAATTCTTACCGGTGATACGGTTAAAGTCCTTGACCATCACATCATGAATCTGAAGGATTCCAAAGGCCTTACCGCGGTCACCGATGGCAGCAGCGTTACCGTTGCTTTCGGTACGAACCAGGGCTTCCACCAAGCGGTCGATATTTTGACCCGAAACAGTCGCGGTAAGAGCAAGAATTGCCAGGATATGTTTGACTTTCATTATGATACAATCATACACAAAATTGTGTAAAAGTAAATCAAATAGATTGTCCTAAGTGATTGATTAGCAACAACCGTTATTTTTAGTTACGATCGAAGCCGGTGAAAGCCTGAACCATAGGGTTCCAACACACATCCATCTTCATCTGAGCAAATTCTAATTGAAAGGTCACCGTCCAAGTATTGAATCTTGGGTTGCTGAGTTTGCCTTTTCGAATGACGGTGGCCTTAACATCGTCACCCATAGAGTAAACAGTGATTATGTCGCCGACATTTGGATTTGGTACGTTATTCATTATGATACTATCCTACAACATTCCGTCAAAAAGTAAATCAAATAGATTGTCCTAAGTGATTACCAATCAACAATCATTTAGAATTTGCACGGAAAACACCATCCCAGAGCGGTCCTGGATCGGCTTTTTCAAGGTCATCTATACGTTCTATCATCATGTCGTAGTAATCACTTAGAAAAGTCATATGTGATTTTAGATCAACGGCTAATGCACGTGCCTTGGTCCATTCTCTGGCACGGTAGAAATCGAGAAATTTGTCGTGGGAATCTGAATAGACGCGCGTACCCTTATCAAATACCGTATAAATCTTCACGCCTTCCTTCTTACCCTTTACCGCGATGCAATCAAGTTCCAGCGTGGGATACACGTCCTTCACATATTCTCGGGTGATGGGACCAATTACAAATTTCACGCCGTACGGTTTCGACTGACCTTCCAGGCGAGAGGCCAGATTCACCGAATCTCCGAGGCAGGTATAGTCGAAGCGTTGAGTCGAGCCCATATTACCCACAACAACGGTACCAGTATTCACGCCAAGACCCATTCCGAATGCCGGGATACCTTCCTTCATTACCTCATCGTTGAATGCCTTGAGACTTCCCAGCATTGTAAGACCCGTTTCAACTGCGTGTAAAGCATGGTCCTTATCATCGAGTGGTGCGTTCCAGAAAGCCATCTGAGCATCACCAATGTACTTATCCAGGGTCCCTTGGCTATCCAGAATGGCCTGTGTCATTGCCGTCATATACCGATTCATAATCTTCGTGAGACCCTGAACGTCTTTTCCGTAGTGTTCGGAGATTGCGGTAAAGCCACGAACATCGGTAAACATAATGGATAGTTCTCTTGACTCACCACCCAGTTGTAGAAGGTCGGGATTCTTTTGCAGTTTCTCAACCATGGCTGGAGATAGGTACGTGCCAAACTGTTTCTTGATCTGCTGTTTTAATTTAAACTCCATGACGAACCGCATGAAGAGTGAACCTGCCCATACAAGGGATGCGGTACCCACAATCCAGGTATAGTCGGCAAGGAGTCCTTTATCGAATAAATGAAAGCCGTAATACACTGGAAGACATACGGCAATAAGATAGATGCCAAGATTCAAGGCATAGCCCAAAAAGGAGATTGCTCCGATTAGAATAAGTGCTGCGCCTACGCCGATTGCAATTTCATATAGATCAAATTCTGCGGGGCGTTCAAGTCGGTTACCATCGAGCAACATCTGAAGTGTTTGGAGACTGAGCTCGTGTCCGTACGCCGTACCCAATGGAGTTGCCACTGTATTTGCAAGACCTTCAGCCGTAAGGGCGATCACTACAATCTTGTCCTTCACGTGCCATTCATCATCGGTGTATGGAACTGATTTAAAGGTATATTTAAAATTGATCCAGACCCGACCATTGCCATCGGTCTTAATTGGAGAGGTACCCGGAACCCGAATGGCAGACACACCCGATTCTGTAACCTTAACCTGGAAGCTGGGTTGATCGCCAAAGACACGGAGAATTTCCAGTGGCATTGTGGGATACTTTTCCTTTTCAATCTGAATCATGAGGGGTAATCTACGCACCACGCCATCAAGCTCCGGAGCCGTCAGCAACATACCCACGCCCGCGGACGCCTCACCAATCTCTTTGAGTGGTCCGATTGCCGCTGGGTAATCAAATAGCCAGTCATCCGTCGTGCCACCGATTGTTGCAACGCCTCTTGGAATTGGAACGCCCTTACCCTTTAATGACGCCGATTGACCCGTAATAACAGGAGCCTGACTCAGCATCTCAATGAATTCTTTATCTCCGCCCAGTCGGTCGGGTTCCGCAAAGATAATAGGTAACACAACGCCCGAGGCTCCAGATTCCATGGCTTTTCTGATTGCGCCTGCCAGTTCCGTACGCTTCCATGGCCACTGTCCGTTCTTTTCCAGCGCCTTCTCATCAATCTCCACAATTACAATATTGTCCGATACCACCTTGTCCTGCTCTCGTTGATAGTAATCCAGACCCTTGAGACGCATTACCTCAATGGGATATGGGTTGGTAATACGGAGACTCACAGCAACCGTGAGAAGCATAAGACCAACAAGAAGGATTCTGAATGTGTGTTTGTTCATTTCTGAATGATGTTTACTTTAAGTTTGTCTCCGAAGTTGAGTGGGTATACCGTGGTCCCATTGGAGTCGGTAATCTTAAATGTTGCGCTTGTGTCGGCTTTTAATTTATACTGAATAGTCCCTTTGGATGTCGAGAGATTCATTATAGCGTTTGTACCGTCGGTTGTAAATCCATTATTGACGGTGGCGGTGACAATAAGAGTGGGTAATGTATTTGTCGGTGTTGCAACGGTAACCTCTGGATTCTTGGAGATAACCTCTGCTACGGCTTGCAGTATTTCTGGTTGCATTGCCTTTACATCAATAATGGCGGTTTTAGTTTCCTCAATAGGGCTTTCTTCAGCCTTAACCTGAGTAGCCGCACTAGGCTCGACCTGAGAAACCGCAGTAGGGGAATCGCTCTTGCCGCTTGATTTTTTGTTTGGTTTATCATCTACGGAATCCGATGTATTTGCCTGCGTCTGTTTCTTTGCTTCTTTGACGGCACCAGTGACGGGTTTTGGAGTTTCAACAAGAATTAGATTATTGATTTTGCTTTCATCCTGGAAATTAAGTACAACGGGATTTGTAGGAATTGATTGCATAGATGAAATAAAGGTCGCCTGATATGCCTGAGTCATAAGGACGCTACCCGCTGCATTTGAAACCTCGATTACACCTACGATGCCCGGTGTCGCGCTATACTCGGGGCGTGAAGGTAACAGAATGACAAGACTCTTACCATCCTCCGAAACCGTCATTGAGAAGTCGGTACCGCGAACAGAAATCTTTGCCGTAGGAGTTTGGACCTTAATGTTTTCTCTGCTGTTCTTTGCAATCATGCCCGACGCATAACGAACGGTACCAAACGCCGTCTTCATTCCGACCTTACCCTTACCGCTCGCAGGATCATACACGAATTCATCAATCTTGAGCTTCGAGAACTCGGTTATCTGCATCAATGTATTATCTTCAAATGTAATGGATACCCGAGCCTTTAATGTCTCAATGGTATCATACTGTTCTATCTCGGTTCCGATCTTACCTTCCAGCCTATCATTACCACGAACAATCTGAGTGGGTCCGGTAACCTCGGTCAGTTTCCCGACCGAGGCACCGGCTTCAGATACAAAAATAGCCGCAATCAAAAACAGTACTGCGGCTATGCGCATACATTAGGGAGTCGGAGGTGAGATGGTCGCAGTTGGATTTGCTGCACCATAGTTTGATGTACCCGTGGTCATAATCGGAGCAGCAGCCGTTGTTGTCTGGATAATCTTAACGGTATTGTTGCTACCAGTTAAGCTATAGACGAGGGTCTGTTGTTCCACACCAGCCTGATAGACGGTGAGGTTGTTCGTGCTACCCAGAATGGTAATATCTTGAAAATGCCCACCTTTCTGAGTCGACGCACCGACGCTTCCGATCTGAGTAGATTTAACAATGTTTGAATTACCAGTAATGTTGTAATCAATCCAGTTGTATGAAGCATTCTCGAATCCTAATTTCAGTGTATTTGAGTTACCAACTACGTCGATGGTCACATCGCTGTTCGCAATGGTCGCCTTTGATGTATCAGTATCAGAGGTGTGATCGACGCTTACATCCTTATTCACGGTGAGTGAATTTGTATTTCCGACCAATGACACATTAAATGTATTGCTGGCACCGTCCATGAAGTATTTCTGAGTGTTCGCATTACCGGTAACAACTGAAAGTAAGCTCAGATTGTTGGCTCCGATAATAGAAAAATCAGTATTGTTGTTGTCTCCCATCTGGCGTGTTTCAAAGGTGATATTGTCACCCGTAATGTTGCTTGGTGTTCCAGACGAGCCAATTTTATTCAGGCTACCGACCTGAATAAGGGTTGTGGTACCCGCGGTTGTGATCTGATTCACATATATTTGATTCTGAGCAAAGGCTGGAGTGAATAGCATAAGCCCAAGAATGAATCCTAGTATTAGTTTTGTTTTCATTTCTTTTTAGCGTTATTGTTGATTGCGTCTTTGAATTGCCAAAGACCTGCTGTTTGCCCCTGCTTAATAATTTCAATTACTGCCTGATCAATAGCGCTCCGTACGGCAATGCCATTCGGTTCATTTGCAGTGAGACCAAGTTCTGACTCAATCGGGGTTGTTCCGTGATCATAAAATTTAAATAAATTGCCCGAGAGGGCAATACTCGTAATTGTTTTAGTAACAGCTACGCTCAGAAGGACCTCTCCTGTTTGAACGCTTACAAGCCTCAGTGACACTGTTACTACGTCCTTACGATATTGAGTGCTACCGGAGATACCAAGAACACTGGCGCCCGCGCCTCCCGTAAGGATATTGCTATCATATCCGATGATGCCGCCTTGCGCTATAATGCCGGCAAATAACATCGGAGTGAGTTTCTCGGCGTCTTTACCGAGGAAAGTTTCTCTTGTCTGTGAAATGAGTTGGCGTTCCTTAATAATGTCATCAAGGCTTGCACGTTCAAGTACCTGAAACCACGTGCCATTACTTGCAAGACGTAATGCATCGATGAGCCAACTCTCCGCGCCCTGCGTGACGGCAGAAGAGAATGTGGCATACGCGTCTGCGGTCTTTCTCTGTCCCGTCTTATCCGCAAAGCCATAGACTGCAATTGTCATCCGAGGACCATCAATTGGTGGAAGCTCCGATAGCTGCTTTGCCAATGGGGATATCTGGACCTTGGGTATCTCGAGGATGGTGGGCTTGGATGGTACCGAAGCACAACCCCCGAACAACAGAGACAGTAAGAGTATGGAAATAAATTTTACCATTGATTAGCCGCCGGCGGGTTTCAATGTTCCCACAGGAACCTGAATCGTCGTAGTATTACCGGTTGCAGGATCAACAATGTAAAGAGTCACCATATCACCATTTTTTTGCCAGGTGACTGTCGATCCGCCCTGAAGATTAATGATACCAAAGTTGGCTCCATCCGAGTTAAAGATGGCATCCGTGACCTGAGATGCTAGTTGAGAATAGATTCGAGCCTGCAGGTTATTAATGAATGCATTGAGCGGTGTATTTTGCGCCGCCACTTTTGCAGTTTCAGCGTCTGCTTTTGCTTGATCTTTGAATGATTGCTTTCGGGTGCGTGCAAGGTTTTCAATGGTGATTTGATGAGAAGAAAATCCAACGCCGTTAAACATTGGAGACTTAAAACCATGCACCATATCCGATGCAAAGACAACCTTAAACAGGAGGGCGAGGAGTAGGAATAGTAGCAGGTTTTTCATTGGTGATTGATGCGGTTGGTACGACATGCGGACCTCCGCGTTGCATTTCGATGGCTGTATTAATCTTTTGCTCCAATCTAATTAGATCATTATCAAGCATACGAATTCGGTCAATCAACGCAATCATAGTTTTCTTTGCTTCCGACAGCTCAGAATTAATGTTCTCCGTCACAAATTTCCAAACAAAGTAAATAAAGTAGCCCATACCAGCGGCAGCCATCATTGGCATACCGTACTGGTTGATCATCTGTTTTAATTCAATAGGATCCATAGTTTAATCCTTTCTGGCATCCGTCTTACCATCACTGCGTGCCAGACGTTCAAGGTCGACGCGTAATCCGAAACGTGATGAGATGAGTGCATCAATACGAATAAGGTCATTATTCATTGTGCGCACACGGTTGTTCAACATACCGGCAAGACCATTTAATGATTTCACATCATCCACAACTCCCGCAAGGATATACTTGAGGAGAATGACGATGAAGACGCCGCCAGCAATAACTGCTGCAACAGAGAATCCAAGGTCCGCAAATGATTTCAGTGTTTCAAAACTCATTATCCGTTTACAATCTTAAAAATCTTAGATTCAAACTCTTCGATCTTTTTAATACGGTTGGGCCATTTAATGTATTCCTTCTCGGGGTTCTTCTTCAGATTCTGAAGGAGTGGGAGGATTGCTTGGTATAACCGATTCAGTTTATCTTCGTGATGCGCAGCAGCCTTCTCGGCTACGTCAACTTGTTTTGTTACGTCAAGTTCATCTTCGGCGATCGTTGTGAAACCAAAGTCAAAGGGGTCTATAGAATTATTTGTGGCCATGGTAATAAGAGTGTAAATAAAAATGCTACCTCATCAATAAAGACAAGGTAGCATTCAGTATTGCTATTTATAAAATAAACAGTTTGTAGTATTACAGTATTTGAATCCTATGAGACATTAAGTTGAATAGAGATTCATTATAACGTATCTATGCAGTATGTAAACAATAAAGCGCCGTCGTATTACTTAGTTTTAATGAATGAGCCAGCTTCTACAGGTTTGAATATGTTCTTGATACCGCGTGTTTGAATGGCGCGAAAAACGAAATATGGCCACCAGATGATTTTTGGAATCTTGACGACCTTAATGTTGGAGTCGGTAATCACAGGAACCTCAGCGTCCCAGACTTTCAGCACAAGCGGTTCGCCGCTCACAGAGTTGGTGAGGTTGATTTTACCGTTACGTGTTGGCGGGCGACCGATGTACCAATAGTTGTCGTATTGACCGAATTCAATATCGCAGTCGGAGCCCGATGTGACAAACGATACCTCATTAATTGAGTAACCATTGACTGAACCCTTGATGGTGATGCCATTCTTGCGTGGAGCCAGGACGGTATTGTTGAACGTATAGTTTGAACCTCTTACGGCATCGATGCAGTCTTCCTTGCCGCCTTCAATGGTGCAACCATCGACAACGACATTGGTGCAATTGGAGAATTTAAGGACATCGGAGGTTTGAGTCCAATCATCCGGCGCAATGACCCGATTGGAAATTACTGTTCCGTCCTCACCAGCGTAGGACTCTAGGTTTTTATCGGCGGCCATGTTTAGAATGATACGGCGACCATACGGATTGTTGCACTACCGAAGATGTTTTCGGCTGGTAGTTTTCTGACAAATGCCGTTTCATATGCGCGAAGGGTAAAGCTACCAGTAGTGACTACTGCAGCATCTTTTACAAGAACAGAAACGTCTGAAGCAGTATTGTTGTATACGCGGATCAGAGTCTTTCCGCTGAAATTGTTACCGCCCGTTCCTACTGCGGCTTCTTCGCCTAATACTTTGAGAATTGTTGAGACCATAGAATTAATTGTTTGAGGTTAAGTCTATCTATTTATAAACATCGGTCGGTTATAAATAGGGTTATGCGTTTTGTCGTTTCATTATTATTTGTAATGAGTCTGACTGGTTGCACCATGCTCGGTGGGTTAAAGATGCCCAGTCTTGGCGGAGGTAAAACCGGAGACTCTGCCGGATCCGTAGCTGCTGCTCAAAACACTGCGGAAGCCGTCGACCGTATGGCAGAGATTAGTAAACGGAATGAGGAAGCACGCAAAGCAATGGAAATAGAGTACGCTAAGTTCCGTGAACAATTGACGGCAGCCTACGCCAACCGTGAAAGGCTGGACAACGAAAATTTTGACCGCATCTCCGAGATCAACTATGGTATCTTTAAAGCCACAGAGGATGTTACCAAACTGGATGCTCGGGTACTGATTGCAAATTTAAAGTCAAAGGAAAACATGGCTCGTTTAATGCCGATTGGTGAAGCCAAGAAGAAAGAGATCATTGCCGAGCTTGAAGGCGACCGTAAAAAGCTCGAGGCTGAAATCGTAAAGAAGTACGAAGTTAGGATCAAGGAAGGCGAAGCCGCTGCTGCCGCCTACGAGGAAGCCGATAAACAGGTCAAACTCAAAGAGGCCGAGAAAGGTAAATTACGCGATCAGCAAGCAACCATTCTTGAAAAGCTAAGAGCCGATCAGGAAACCGAAAGGGAAAAGCTCCGTAAAGAAGCAGCAGATGCTGTCGCCATTGCCAAAGAGAAACAACGCCTCGAGATGGTCGGCTGGATTGTAAAGGCTCTATTGGGTGTCGGAATTGTAATCCTAGTGATTGGCTTCCTCATGAAGTCACCCACATTTATTGTATCTGGTATTGCAATGCTGGGTCTTGCGTATGTTGCAGCCACCATTCCATTCTGGGTAGTCGCAACTATCATGGGAATCTTTGTGATTGTGATGGTAATGATGGACCCAAAGACGGGCAAGATTTCATTACCAGGCAAAAAGAAAGCGGAGTCAATTACGACTCCGCCTGCTCCTTAATAGCCAGTAACGGCTGAGGGTCACTCCAGGTCGTCAAGAACGACTTTGGCTGGGTTTGTTCCTCCTACAATTACACAATTGCGGTATTGCTCCAATGCCTCCCGCAGCTTTACATTTTTTCCAATAAGATCATCGGCGTGCTGCGAGTGATGATCCACCCAGTTTTGTGCAATGCGAAGTTCAGCCTCGGCTTTCTCGGCACGAATCAGAGCGGCGTCACGTTGCTTCATTAACTCGGCTACTTTCTCTTCCGCAGTAATGAGATTTTTACTATAGTTTGATGCGTACATAAATTTAAATAATATAAGGTCCACAATTCGCAAAATCATTAGGAGACATAACTTTTGGGTTAACTATATCTATAGCACCAAGAGAAAATACCCTATCATACGATTCGTTATGTATTTTCTTGCTATGTTCACGCACATAATCCCCCATCTCCATATGATTCATTTCTGATTTAACAGCTACGGCTTTAAAACAATCTCCTTTGATAATGTATTGAAACATAAATTTTACCCTTCCTCCTCCCATTTGCCAACCGTTTTCAAGAATGCCTCTGCGCGTTGGGCGGCGGTGGCGTTTGCAACGTGACCCACTTCATTACTTGTTAAATCCCACCAATACTTTTCACGATTTTCTAAGACAATACCGGAAAGATTTGCTGCAAATTGATTTACCTGTTCCGGCTCTAAGTGAGCCATAGCCTCGTGCATGGCGTTGAGGTCGTGGATGTAGTCGGGGATGAACTGCGCGACAAGTTGCCCCAATTCGTGCGAGTCTTCGCTACATTTCCATCCACACGCTTCCGCGATGGCTATTCTTTGTTTTTCAGCTTTCATTTGTTATCAACTAAAGCAGCAACAATCTTCTCTGCATTCTCTTGAATAGAAGGATAGCAAAGAGTATTAAACGAGTCACCGTGTTTTGCAATGAATTTATCCCAGTCTTTCTTTTCTTCGGGAGTTAAGGCCATGTTAACTGGACGAGCCGCTGATGCCTCGCGAATAATTTTAATAAGTTTTTCTTCCATAAGACGAGCCGCAGCAGTAATTGCAGACTTCTCTGGGTGAATTTGCTGACGAATAGAAGTGCATCCTTGTGTAATATGAATGAGCCAAAAGCCTTCGCGCAGACCATCATAAGCGTATGGGTCATTTACAGGAACAAACTTCTTGCCTACCTTACGGTAAAGGCGCTGGTCTTCTTTAGCAGCTGCGCTTGCAGTTACCGGATCAATCTGGAACTTATAGTTAAGCTGGAAACGAAGACGCTCGCATTCGTTCTTGTAATGTTCTAAATCTTTATTCTTTTTCATTTTATTTAAAAGTTATTTTTTTAGGTTTCATAAAAATTGTTCCTCTATTGATATTTCCAAGAAGACAGTCGTAAGCATCAAATCGTCCTTCGTCTCGTCCTCGCTGAACATCATCTCGATGAAGATTGTTTTTATAAAGCATATTTAAAGCCCTTAAATGCTTCAACCATTTTACTAATTTCTTCTGATCAATCTTATAGTATGTGTCATTGGGGTCAACTACTTCGTCTTCCCAAGTTTTTACATATGTTTTCATTTTAAATCTTTTTCAATTTCAAAGGTGAATGGCTTAACCGGTTTCCCACCATCAAATCGTTTAATAAAAGTTTGCGCCTTTTTAGGCAGTGTGTATGTGTCCCATGAACATCCATTGCGATGAAGTATTCGTGTCGCGCCGATATTTAACCCAGTATGAGATGTTGGTTTAACTTCCCGTTTAACCGCATGAGCTATAGGGCAATCATAACAACTCCCTCTATATCCTTCTTCAATATCCTTAAGAGTAACTTTAATTTTCATTATGATACAATCATACACCAAACCATGCAAAAGTAAATCAAATTGATCGTCCTAAACTATTCATGTCCAACATCAATCTTATTAAGTAAAAATTGGCATTTTCGAGGGGTCATAATCATTCGGACCCTTAATGTAAGGTTCGTGCAGAGGAGTTATAACAGGTGTGCTGTATGTAATTACAGATATCTTACCGAGTTCTTCTCTTAAAATATCGGTTTCCTTCGTGCAAAGGTATTCTTTGCCAGCAATAAAACCGCGGAGCCAATAAATGAATTGTTCTTGTGACATCATTTTAAGTTACCTCCGTAATAGTCGAATACTTCCTCCATGGCATTTAAAGCTACAATAAGTTCGGCCAATTCACGTTTTTGGTAATCTTGGAGTTTCCTTGTTTTCTTAAGGACGGTAATGTCTTCGCGAAGGTATTCAATCGTTTGTTTTACGGAAGCACGGACAATACCGTCGGCTGTTTCTGGGTCAATTTCTACATTCATATTTTTAATTTTCATATTAATTCCAAGTTCTGTGTTTTTCAGCAATCCATTCGTCCCCGTCGTATTCTTGAATCTGCCATTGGACATCATCGGGAATCTTTACAACTTTAAGTTCAGCAAATTCACCGTTGGCAGCTTCACCAAGTTGCTCCACAATTTCTACTAGAATAGGATTGTTGCGCTTAATGTCATCTTCATTGGTAACAATCGCACCGGCACGTTCATTAAAAAGAGCAAGAGCAGTCTTAGAAAGCCCAAAGGCACCGTGGCAATCATTAATTACAATTTTCATTTTTTATTGGATACAGCTGATTTTATCGCGAGTGCAGCCGCGCACGGAAACTGTTCACCTTTCTTAAAAGGAAGTTTGTTAAGTTTAAATGGTTTCAGGACTCTGTCTCCGTTCCAATACGTAGGTTCAATGGAGATGTAACCCAGCTCACAAAGGTGATTGCGCAACTTTGTAAATTCAGGATGGTCCTTGCACGCATACGAATCTCCTTTTAAAATAATTTTACCAACAAGATCGCTCAGAACCAGGTACTTCTCATCGGGTACCGAACTCAGGTATTCTTTCTTGAGTCTAAATTGTTTAATTGGTTTCTTCATTTTTAGGAATCTCCGAGTAAGGAATATAGTTTTGTGTCGTCACATTGGTCTTTGCGAATTGTTTGTTCAGCGTCTTTAACCACCCGCCACGCGAATGCAGTTCACCAAGTTGACCCGTCGCTTCACAAGTTCTACCAGAAGCAGTCTCGGCAAAGTGAATGATACCATCAATGTAATTATAAAACCGTTCATTAGCCTTTTCGAGAGCAGGATACTTTTCAGTTTCTACTAGAGAGGTATTTTTTTCGTCAAGCTCAAAACGGTAATAAAACCGAAGTGTGCCGAACTTCTCTTTAACTTGCGTTGCGATTACTTGAGGTGGCACTACTTTAAAGTAGTAGATAGCTTCTCCGTCCTTCTTGTTAATATACGGTGTGATACCAAGACGCTCACCATCTTCTTTATCTACTTGCACAGTAGTAGTATAAGTGTGGGTAAGAGCTTCGCAAAGAATATCAATAAGATCGTACCAACCATCTCCCACTTCAAGACCCCAGAACATACAGCTCTCGGTCTTTGGCTTGGTACGATCGGCGAAAATCTTTGGATACTTCTCAAATAGTTTTTGTTCTAGTTCTGTTTTCATTGAAATAATGTGGTGGTATTTAAAAATTTAGCAAGAGGTTTAATCCAAAATGGAAGAGCCAGTATAAAAAGCCAGATCATTTGAATAACGATAATATCTGTAAACCTATAGATGAATCCGTTATAGAGACCTACACAAAGGTACACGAACGTAACCCAAACGGCGTAATGGACTAAAGAGCGTTGAAATAGTTTCATAAAATTATTCTTTTGTCATCCAGCGATAAAATGGAGTTAGGACTACCTTTAAAAATATGAAGCCCCATGGAATAGGACCACAAATGATAAAGAATACGAGTCTCTGAGGAAACCGATTTACCGAATCGTGTAGAACGATAAATGCCAGAGTTCCAAGCCCCAACCAATACATAAGTACCGCATTAATAAATTCAGGCATTGTCATAAAGTTATTCTTCGACCTGATGAAGAGCATTTCCTGCTTCGGTGCGAATATATTGAGCTAGTTCTTCTACCGTTTTAAAACGATCGGTACCGTGCTTCAATATATTGCGACACACCGAATCAATTTCATACAATGAGTGCCATGCTTGATTGCAATGAACAGCCCGCATATGTTCGTAATTATCATCGGGTAAGTTAAATTCTAGTGTTGCTTTCATAAAGTTATTCCAGTTCGATCATCCAATGTGAATTGTTGTAGATGTAATCCCAAACAACTTCTTGTTTCTTGGAAACATAGGTACCCGTATCGATAACTTCATCTCCTAGATTCATGGATGCAATGAAGCCATCCACAAGTGCGTCTTGCTCTAGCTGATGAGCCGCAATCACCTTTTGAATCTTAGTGATTTCTGCTTGCTGCTGTTTAGTGATTTTGATCTTCATACTATAATCATACATTGAATTGCGTCAAAGTAAACAACAAAGTTACTTCTTGGAGTTTTCAATGTATTGAATGATGTTTTGCTTACCAATAATGTTCATCGAATGAACCTCATAGTCGGGAAACTCAACGCCTTTTTCATAGCAGTAGTTCACCAGCCATTTAGCGCAGTCGTATCCAGTTTTCTCCTTATAAGAGTCGTACGTTGGTGCGGTACCAGCAATGCCAGCGGCATAGTGTTCCTGTCCTAGGTCGTGATCAAAGGTCACGAACGAAGGTATACCAAGCCGTTCAATACATTCAACGAATTTTTTATAGCTTCGCACTGTGGTATAAGGTCCCAGGGGTAATTGTACCCATTTTACCTGAGAGGGAAGACGTTCGTCATCCAGAAATAGTTTGTAGCTCATATAATTATGTTGTCTGTGGACCGTGATGGTCGACGGGTTTATACTTCTTAGTCTTCATCTTATCGCGAAGCTGCTCCATAGATACTGGAAAGTAGTTCCAGCAATCTACACCAACATCACAGCTAAGAGTAGTAGGATCATCCGGAAGAGTACCGTGCGAGTGTCCGTAAAGTTGCCAGTCGCCTTTGTGGCTGCCGTTCCATACCTTCATGGCATAGTGACACAAGATAATCTTTTGTTTCTCAACTGTTACTTCTCGGAGGTACGGTGTCCCGAACTGGACCGCTTCATTTAGATAGCTTTGAAGCTCCAGTTCAATATCAAGATACATCTTAACAAGACGTTTATCATGGTTGCCCAAGCAGAATTGAATTTTGCCATTTAAACGGCGGAGATAAGGAGCGGCAGGACCGCCACCCACCGCAAAATCGCCGAGGTGGTACACGGTATCTTCTGGACGAACAATAGCGTTCCAATTATGGATGAGCGTATTGTCCATCTCTTCTACCGAGGCAAACGGACGTTTACAGTATTTAATGATGTTTGCGTGCCCAAAATGGGTATCGCTTGTGAAGAATGTGTTCATAGTTAAAATACAATTCGGCGAGCCTCAGCAAGAATCTCATTGAGTCTCTTACCGTCCATTGCTCGACAGCTGCTGATTTTGTTGGGACGAAACTCGTTTCCAGAATCGCTTTCCTCGGTGATTTCCATTAGGGTAATGAACTCTTTCCAGAGACGCTCCGTTATCTGGGCGCATTGTTCGGCTATGTCGGCACAAGCCGATTTATCTGCAGCAAACCGTGCCCAAGTTAAAGCTGAGGATTGCATATGTTTTAGATCAGCCTCGGCACGTTCGGCGCGGGCTACCTGTAAGCTGATGTGCTTTCCTGCGTCCCGGTAGTCGTCTTTATACCGCTCCACCTCGGCGCGAAGGCGGGAATTTTCTTCAAGCACAAACCTTAGCCTTTCGGCTCCCGTTGCATTTACGCTAAGTAGCTCCTCGCACTCCGCTTTCGCGGCGGTGAGTTCGCGTTCAAGCGTGCGACATAGAGCGGTATGCGCTTGGTCCTGCCTGTTGCCCCACTCGCATCCATTGAGCATGGCATCCGTGCGTGGCGTGTCGGTGGGTTGGTCGGGTGGGTTCATTTGATTTCCTCCGTCGCGGCAAGGGCGGCAAGAAACGCCTGCTCATGTTTTGCGAAAACCGCTACCGAGTCGGGCGAGAGCTTGTCTCCCCAAACCATTTGCCAAGATCGCGCGATCATAAGGGATTCGACGCCGTGCTCCCTTAGCACGCGCACCCGCTCGCGCTCGGCGGTGAGGGCGGCAAGCGCGGCAGTCCCTTCGTCATGGTAAAGCGTCTCGCTCGCCTTGGTGTAGTTGAGTTCACTGCGTAGTTGAGCCACCGCCCACGCCTCGGAGTCGGCGATGAGTTGGGCGGCTGCGGTCAGGTCGCGGTTGTGAACCATGCGGAAAACATCGGCGGCAAGTTGCTTGTGTGTCTCGCTCGGTTGATCGGGTGGGTTCATATTAGTTTGGATTGGTTTTAGAGTATTCCTTGGCCAACTCATTGGCTCTAGCCAATTCTCTTTCAAGAAATTCTTCAAAGAGGCCATGGTTCGTAATTTCTACGCCTGGTATTGAAAAGCGATACTTGAAAGATTTGATAGTGCCTTCAAGCACGCCGCATTTGTAAGCCAGATCGATGTTATTCATTATGATACAATCCTACAACATTCCATCAAAAAGTAAACCACAAAGATGTGGTCTAAGTGATTGATAGTCAACACTCACTCATAATTTCTGATAGAAGTGACGTATGGAAACCGTGGAATACCGTATGGGCTGAGGTGGAAGAACTGGCACGTGGCTTTCTCACCGATGTATCGATCCTTGTTCTGGAATAGATCGGCAAGGAATTCGTGAGAACCCTTGATGTTGGAATTGAAGTTCTCACCCTTATCATTTTTGAGTACCATGAATCCAGCCATGCCCGTGCGGTTACCCGTACCCTCACCGATTTCAAGGATTTCATATTCGGCGTCCTGGAATTCTTTGCGCTTCAGCAGAGTCTTTGACCGTTTGCGTTCATAGAGACCATCCGTGCGAACCATCTGACCCTCATAACCGTCGCTCATATAGCTTTCATATTCGGTATCAAGGTCCTTTTTGTCGAAGGCGACCGAAGTTTCCACGAGGACAATGGTATCGTCTTCCGGAAGGTTTCCGCAAAGCCACTTACGACGGTCGCTAAATGTCTTATTGGTATCGATGACATCATAGACCCAATACTGAATCACATTGGCAGATTCATCTAGATCAGCCTGTGTCGGCTTGGTCTTACGGACCAGCGACACAATCTTATTAAAATCATTATTTAACTTGTCGCAGTAAAGCTCACCGTCCAAAACGGCATCGGGAAACTCTTGAAAGAAGGACTCCAGAGCCTTAAGGACATGCGGAGCCGATTTAAAAATCTTGCCCTGACGACTAAACATCGTCGTAGAAGTGCAGAGGCAACGAATGCCATCCAGCTTGGGTTGTGAAAAGACGGGGTATTTAAGGTCATCTTCACGGTCCTCGAACTTCTGCGCCAGCATACAATCGAACATCGTGATCTTGTCGATGTTTTTAATGTCAAGATGGTAACCTGTTTCCTCATGTTTACGGAAGATTGCATCGGCCTCAAAGCGCGCCTGCATTTCCGCATTACGTTCATTTGCGCGTCCGACATTGGTGGGCTGGGCATAGTACCATTCGGTCGTGGTTTTCTTACCATCGACCTGACCATAGATGGTGCGGTAACGACCGCCGTCAATTTCAATCGTCCAGGTCTGCGTGGCACCCGTAGAGGTGCGTGAATAAAGTGTTGGAAGTTTCATAAATTGGCAAAGAGGGCGTCGCCTGCTTCTTTTGGAAATCGTGAACCATAGTCAGCAACGAACTCAGTGTCTTCGCTTTCACTGTGGCCTGCAACCGCGGCAATGTAGTATTGGACTTCATCGCCGGTTACAAGAGGGGGAACCTTAACAATTCCAACGTTCGTCCTTCCGCAAAACCAAGCAACTTCATATTTCCTGACTATGTCGTAGTTATTCATTATGGTATATTAAGCCGCGTAGGCATTCTGTAATTTATAGGGCGACTTGGTTGGCTCCTTGACGGAACCATACCACTCAACCTGTTGCTTCTCCTCGTGAGTCAGTTCGCCCACGGGAAGAAGGTACCAGTCAATGACGTACTCCTGCCACGAGTCATCGTTGCGGGTTACCGCAATACGAAGCTCTTCCACAAAGGAATTGACCTTTGACCGATCCTGGACCTCGGTGAGGTCTAGAGCAACCGGATGGCGGTACTCATAACCGAATTTGGCTTTCCAGTACTGCGGGCACTGGCCTTTGCCGTCCCAATCATGGGCTCCGTAGTTCTCGTGAACCTGAGTGGAAATGACAATGTTAAATTTGATCATGCATACATCCTACAACATTCTATCAAAAAGTAAACCACAAAGATATGGTCTAAGTTGTTGATAGTCAATATGAGCGATATTAATATGCCCAAAAAACCAAGAGTATCAGAAAATCTTCTCTAACTTGTTGATTATGTTTGTCCTCTTGTCTCTGGCATGTTTTTCACCAGGATCAAAGTTACCCCACTTCTGTTTTACATTGATTTCAGCCAGTCGAGTGCGCTGGACATCGTACTTCTTTCCCACCCGAGCTATGGGTCCGAGGTGTTTGCAATGAAGCAACCAGCACGTTGGTACCGTGAACCTATGGTTCTTATTATCTATTAGATACCGTTCACCCAACTTAGGAGTCACATGGCACTGATGGGC